CTGATACATTAACTAAAGTTGTTGGCTTTAGTAAAGAAGTTGAACAAGTTATTTTTAGTATTGTTGGGAACGCTTCTAATCCTCGAGATCAGGTGCATAGGGCTTATGCACAGATTGGGTGGAATGACAGCAAAAAGAATGTAAACTTTATTGTAAAAGGAAGTGGATTTGTAAACGGACATGTTTTACCGATTAGTTATTTAGTAAAATTAAAAGACTAGGATATTTTGTTAGAAATAGTAAATTTATGGCAAGATTCTTAAATTCAGAGGGAAATTTATTAATGGATTTAAACTTTTCATTATCAGAAACATATACAGGTAAACTTTGGATTGATGGAAAGAAGATATATGAAAAAACTATTAATATTGGAACATTGCCAAATAACGGCAATAGTGGAGTTAAAAATGTTGCTCATGGTATCAGTCAATTAGACAGAGTAATAGATATTAGAGGAATTGCGGTTTCCGGCACTGAAACAATACCGCTTCCGCATAATAATCCATGGGTCTTAGGCGAAACCGTAACAATTCGTGTCAGTGGAGCAAATATAACAGTTGATACTAACAGCAACAAAAGTTCTTATACTGGTTATGTAACTTTAAAATATACAAAAAAATAAAAATGAAATGATTTATACCGTCACAGGATGGCATAAAAATCGTTTGGAAAGAAGGTAAAATATGGATTTAGGTTTTATTTCAAATTATTTTGTTCCGGTCGTAATGGCCGGATGTCTAGCAACCGGATATGTTGTAAAAAAATGGATAAAAGATGTTGATAATAAATGGATTCCTACAGTTGTGTTTTTTGAGGGTGCTGCATTAAACTGCATCGTATCCGGAAATGTAACAGTAGAAACAGTTGTAGCTGGTGCAGTATGCGGTTTAGCTAGTACCGGATTGCATCAGGCTTTTACTCGAGTAATTGAAAATAAAAAAGAGGAGTAAGTAGATCCTGATGCAAGAATTTTTAATGAGTACATGGTCTATTGTTTTAACTGCTGCAGTTGGTTATCTTGTAACTAATTCCAGAGACAGTAAGAAAAGTCGAAAAAAACTCGAAGAAAAAAGAGAGCAGGAGAAATTAGACCAGACTAAAAGACAAATTGTTATGGAAGAGGCACTATGTGCAATGTTGCATGAACGTATCGTGAGGTTTTGTGAGCGTTTGCTGATAATCGGTTATGTTACTGCTGATGATCTAAAGGAACTGGATTACCTTTATAACCCCTACAGGGCTTTAGGCGGTAATGGAACAGCAGAAAGATTATATAACAAAGTGCAGCAGCTTCCATTGAGAGTAGAAAACGGGGCGGAGTGATTCCGCTCTTTTAAATTAAATTCAGGAGGAAAAACAAAATGGAAATCAAACAAAACTTTTTAGTAAACAATGAATGTTATAAAGCAGGCAGAACTATTAAAGTTACAAAGTTAATGGTTCACTCTACTGCGTGTCCTAATGTGTCTGCTGCTGGTTTTGCAAAAGCATGGAATACTCCAAGACCTGCTGATAGACAAGTATGTGTTCATGCTTTTGTAGATGACAAAGAGATTATTCAAACTTTGCCATGGAATTATAGAGGCTGGCACTGCGGTGGTTCAGGTAATGATAATATGATTGGTGTTGAAATGTGTGAACCTGCTGATTATTCAGATAAAGCGTATTTTGATGCTGCTATTAAAAATATGATTGAGTTATATGCTCATTTATGTAAAGAGTATGGATTAAATGCTAATGACATTATTTCACATAAAGAAGGTCATTTACAGGGTGTTGCTTCTAATCATGGTGATCCTGATCATTGGTGGAAGTTCGTAGGATATACAATGAATGATTTTAGAGCTGATGTTGCTGACTGTATTGCAAATGGTAACGTAAATGTTAGTTATGGCAACACTGTAAAACCTACTCAACCACAAACCAGTGAAGGATATACAACTGGTAAGACATATACATTACAAACTGAATTGAAAGTTAGAACAGGAGCAGGTACAAACTATAGAGCTAAATCTCATAGTGAATTAACTGTAGACGGTAGAAAACATGATGCTGATGGAGATGGGGCTTTAGATAAAGGTACTAGAGTTTCATGCTTAGAAGTTGCAAAAAACGGTGATGATATTTGGATCAGAACACCATCAGGATGGTTAGCAGCTTATTACAACGGAAATAGATATATCTCTGGTGAAGCTGTTTCTAATGATTCTTCTACAAGCCAAAATAAGCCCTCTAATGCATCAAAATCACTAGGAACATATGAAGTAATTGCTAGTGATTTAAGTGTTCGTACTGGCCCTGGGACAAATTATCCACGTAAGACATATGCAGAGCTTAGTACAGATGCAAAAAAACATGATTATGATAAAGATGGATGTCTAAACAAGGGTACGCGTGTTACTGTAAAAGAATGGAAAAACGGATTTGCACGTATTCCTAGCGGATGGGTAAGTGGCGATTATCTAAAAAAGGTTTAATATTATGTTTAAAAAGAAATTCGACACTATCAATGTTACTATTTTTATTCTCTTTCTAACTGTATTTGGTCTAAGTTTCACTACTCTTTATAAGGACTATCAGAAGCGTAATTTAGAGGTTAGGTTAGAATTAACAGAACAAGAATTACAGAATACACAAGCTGATAGAGATTATTATCA